GCAATATCCTTTAGGCATTCCGCCAAATCTTAGAACCAACATTGACTACGTGTTTATCCTGCGAGAGCCGTACATAGGTAACCGAAAACGAATCTATGAAAATTATGCGGGCATGTTTCCGACTTTTGAGTCGTTCTGTCAGGTCATGGACCAGTGCACTGAAAACTTCGAGTGTTTGGTGATAAATAACAATGCCAAGTCGAATAAACTACAGGACCAAATTTTCTGGTACAAGGCGCAACAGCATGGACCGTTCAAACTCGGTAGTAAAGAATTCTGGGAGATGAGCAAGGATTTAAATTCTGATGACGAAGAGGAGGCATATGACCCGAAAAACATCAACAAAAAAGGAGCGGGACCCAAAATCAGTGTGAAAAAAAATAAATGGTAGTGTACTTCACGCCGCCTACCGCCAACAATGTGACAAGTGCAAATTAGAATTTACACTGTCACCATTTTGTAGATGTCGTCCACATAATTTTTTGCTTGAATGCGTGTGTATGGATTATTTTTTGAAAGCGCGGTTATTTTTGCAATAATATCTTTGATTGAATTTTTGATGCAGTGGTGTCTGTGGTGCATGTCAAAAAGGACTTTTTCTTCATTTTGTATCAACCGCAATTCATTTGAAACCTTGGCTTCCAAGTTGCCAAGTTTGAAATAGAAACTGGAGGATTGTGTGTACCGATGATAAGTGTTGTGGGATTCATGCAACTTCATCTGATTCAACCTCATCTGTAACAGAATCAGTCGGCGGCGCATTTCTTGACACTTTTGTATCTGTAGCGTGATTTCCGCTTTAGATTGCAACTGGGCTTTCATGCGGGCTTCATGTTCGGATTTTCGTTTCAGCATCAGTTCATGCTCGCGCTCGTGCCTTTCTTTTTTTGTTTTTCTCTCTTCCGATGAGGATGAGGACGAGTTTGCCTTTTGTTTCAATAATGATTGCTCGGCAAGTGATAGATTCTGAAACCACTCGGATGCTTCCTTCTTGTTCATTCTCTTTAGTCCCGACGACTTGCCTACTCCTGATTTGGATGATTTTCCCACGGTTTCCATGTTATAATTGACTTGTTGCGACTTCTTGCTGGTTTTAACACTGAATATTTAAAAAGTAATTGAAAACTTTTCAATTTATATTTTTGTAATAAATAAAAATTGAAATAAATGTTTCATTTCAATATTTTTAAACACTTGAAAATAAATACAAATCGAAAAATAACAATCACATGAAACATCATCATGATAATATATCAAGAAAAACAATGTTATTATCATTGTCAATATTGTTTACATTTATTTTATCTGTCGAAACCAATGTTACCATGACCATCACCACCAATTCTTCAACAACCGATGATGACAAATCGTCACCATCACCTTCCCTATTGAGTCAAGAAACCGTGACAATTATAACTTATTCAATAATATCGCTAATGTTTGGTATTCCAATTTTTACATTTTTGGCATGCATCTATCATATGAAGGGGACTACACCTTGCGATTTTAAAGCAGCATGTTGCAACTGCAACTCTTGTTAATCCAGTTCAGGCATTGTACCGCCATTAGAACCGGCATACAGTTTTGAAATAATGGGACTCAAATTCACTCTAGTTTTTTTTGTACGCGCGCATTTTATGACTGCGTTTTTTATATTTGCGCGAATGCATCTTTAATCTTCTTCCTCCTTCTAGCCCTGCATGTACTCGTTGTTGTCTACGTTCGTCGCGTTCTTCCTGACGTTTTTCAGCAAGCTCGAGTAATCCTTGTGAAATTTGATACTCACCCCTATAATATGCTGCATCTTCTTCTTTTAATTTCTTTATATCAGATTCTCGTTCAGCTTTACCATATTTTATCAAATCTTCTACAGTAAAACCTTGAATCATTTTATGATATTTTTTATTTTCATTGAGAAGTCGAATCAATTTTTCAAACACTGAACAAATACCTTTCATTCTTTGTTGGACAGCTATGCGTGCTTCTGGAGTATGTTGCAATGAATTTTTATCGATAAAATCAACTAATATAGAAACAACATGAGTGAAAAACAATTTTATACTTGTTGCAAGTTCACTATTAGTATCCAATTTATTATCAGATATAAATTTATCAATAATTTCATCACATTGTTTCATATATTTGTCAGGACTAAGAGGGGGTCCATGTAACGTTTTTGGACCATAATTTTCTATTATTTCTCTTAAAGGAACTACAATTCGAGGTAAATCTGGCATATTTTTTAGTAAATCAAAAAACTCTTTCGTAATATCAATCAAAAATGAAGGAGAATCACTAAAATTATATCCTTTCGTCGAAGCTACGGGAGTAGATAACTGCCATATGAATCTTGTAAAAGATTCCTCTCCAAAATTTTCTTTAAAAAACTCAACAAACTCGGCAACATTATTTGCTCTTGCGCTTCTAATGTTTCGATTATAATAATCTTTTTCAAAGTTTGTCGTCGTCCTCGTGGGTCTACGCGTCTTTTTGGACGGTGTCCTGTGTTTTGAAGTGGGCGTGCGTGTCTTTTTAGACGGTGTCCTGTGTTTCAAAGTGGGCGCGAGCGTGTGCGTCTTTTTAGACGGAGATAGAGCAGCTCTTTGTTCCATATATTTTTCTTCGCTCAAAATGTTATGAGAAGACATTTTCTTTGTTCCTATATATATATATATAATTATAACAAATAAATTATAATTTATTTATAATTTATAATTTATTATCAAATTATTACAATTTCAAACCAGCATTTTGCAGTTGTTGTTAATCTACTTCCTCGATATTGGGCCCAGATTTTGACGACGACGGCTGTTGTTCTTGCTGTCCGGGCATTCCTCCAGGCATTTCACCATTGGAACTAGCATACAGCTTTGAAATAATCGGAGTAACAATTCCCTCTAGTTTTTTTTGTTGCACTTCATACTCGGCTGTCTCTGTTTCATTGTTTCCTGCAGATTCTAGCCACTCAAGTGATGCCTTGCAAGCATCCTCAATTGCGCTGCGGTCCGACTCGGACAACTTTTCCTGCATACCCGGTTCAGAAGCTGAACTCTTGACTGAATAAACATAATTCTCAAACCCATTTCGAGCATCAATTTTTTGTTTGTGCTTTGCATCTTCATCCTTATATTTTTCCGCTTCAGAAACCATGCGCTCAATGTCATCCTTTGACAACCGTCCTTTATCATTCGTAATGGTGATTTTATTCGACTTGCCGCCAGCTTTATCAACCGCATTTACATTCAGCACACCATTCGCATCCAAATCAAATGTCACCTCAATCTGCGGAGTTCCGCGCGGCGCCGGAGGAATGCCATCCAGTTGAAATTTGCCAAGAATGTTGTTATCTTTAGTTAGCTGGCGCTCACCCTCAAACACTTGAATTAAAACGCCCGGCTGGTTATCCGCATAGGTCGAAAATGTCTGCCCCTTTTTGCAAGGAATTGTGGAATTTCGCTCAATCAACTTGGTCATGACACCACCAGCAGTCTCAATTCCCAAAGACAGCGGCGCAACATCCAGCAACAAAATGTCCTGCGTAATTTTTGATTGGTCCCCTGTCAAAATCGCCGCCTGAACTGCTGCACCATACGCCACCGCCTCATCTGGATTAATCGAACGATTGAGCTCCTTTCCATTGAAATACTCGGTTAGCAAACTGCACACTTTCGGAATGCGCGTCGAGCCTCCAACCAGCACAATTTCGTCAATGCTGCTCTTTGACATTTTAGAATCTCTGAGAACTCGGTCAACGGGGTCAATAGTGGACCGAAACAAATCCATGCACAGCTCTTCAAATTTGGCTCGTGTTATCTTGGTCATAAAATCAGTCCCCTCGAAAAGTGAATCCACCTCAATTGTTGTTTCTGCAGACGCTGAAAGGGTGCGCTTGGCGCGTTCGCACGCAGTTCGCAACCGACGCAAAGCCCGATTATTACCGGTTGGATCCTTCTTGGTCTTGCGCTTAAATTCCTGAACACACCAATTCACAAGCCGGTTATCAAAATCCTCACCACCCAAATGCGTATCTCCTGCAGTCGCCTTTACCTCAAAAATTCCATCATCAATTGTTAAAAGCGATACGTCAAACGTGCCTCCACCCAAATCAAAAATTAAAATATTACTCTCGCCCTTCCCTTTTTTATCAAGCCCATACGCAATTGCCGCCGCAGTTGGCTCGTTGATAATCCGCAACACATTTAGTCCCGCAATCGCGCCTGCATCCTTTGTGGCTTGACGCTGCCCATCATTGAAATAAGCTGGAACCGTAATAACAGCTTCCGTAACCGGCGAGCCCAAATAACTCTCCGCAATTTCCTTCATTTTAACCAAAATCATTGCAGACACTTCCTCCGGAGAAAATGTCTTTTGTTCTCCCTTGAACTCCACCTGAACATGTGGCTTCCCGCCGTCCTTGGCAACCACCTTGAATGACCAATGCTTCATATCACTCTGAATACTGGCATCGTCAATTTTTCTACCGATGAGACGCTTTGCATCAAAAATAGTATTTTCTGGATTCATTGATACCTGATTTTTTGCAGCATCTCCAATTAGACGTTCGCTGTCTGTGAATGCAACGTATGACGGCGTTGTCCGATTTCCCTGGTCATTTGCAATAATTTCTACACGCTCATTCTGCCAAACACCCACACACGAATACGTCGTTCCCAAATCAATTCCGATTGCTTTTGACATTTAACTGTTATCTATTTGTATATGTTTAATGTGATTTATCTCTATATTATTTCAATAATATATTTATTCATAGAATGAATGAATATATAAATGGTATACCCAAATAGTCAATCAAAATTTTAATCAACTTTGTCAAGGTCAAAGTTGTCAACATCAGAAACTTGATTTTCAGTAAGACGTGAAAGCCCGTGGTCCGTATTCTTGTCAATCACCACATTCTCAGTTTCAAACATTTGTTTGCGGATGTCATCAAGTGTTACATTTTCTGACTCTTCTTCATCTTTATCATCATCATCAGCTGACAGATTTTTAACGCTTACGAGTTCACCCTTGGAGTTAATGGTTTGGGTAAGTTTATTCCCAGATTTCTCCGCATTCTTTTTATTTTCATTGATTGCCTTCTCTTTAGCCTCTTTTACGCGCTTGTCAAATTCTTTCTTGGCATTGTCTTCATTCTTTTTCTTTTCAGACATGAGCTGATTTAGCGTTTCTTCCATGTATTCAACGCGCCCGGTCTTGTAGGCATCTGGATGAAATGGAACCCACATTCCCACCGGACCAACGTACACATCATGATTGGGGTCAACTTCACGAAGCAGCTTGCAGCGCATCTCAGCTTCCTTCTGCGATGCAAAAACGCCGCGAACTTTAATTCCTCTAACCGATGTTTGAAATTCGTGTTGTTCCCCAAATTCAACATCTAGTCTCTCCTCATTATTATCAATAAATGTTTTGAAATCATCATTCACATTATATTTCATGACAGATTCATGCTCAGTCTTCAAAAAATCCTGGAAATCTTCACTTACTTTTTCAAATGTCAAATTATACTTGTAAGAAATGAAACTAACAAAATGAAGCATGACATCAACCGATTTTTTATAATTCCATTGCTTTAGAAACTCTTCAAAGAAAAAGTGGTCTCTCTGTTTTATAATTTCTTCCGGACTTACAAATGACAAACAAGCAAATTTTTGACCAGAAATTGCTTTATCCTCTTCCAATAAGTCTACATAATTCATATTATTTGTTCCATCTTTATTTTTCTTTAATTCAACTCCGCGCGGTTTCATTTTAGGAATATTTTTTGATTAATATTTAATATTATATATTATATTACAATTCATATTTAAGTATTTTAAATAGTAAATATATTTTTTAAATTAATATTTTAATTAAAAAATTATATTTTCAAATAGTTTTATTTTTTTTTCTGTTCATTTAATATAATATAAAATGTACAACAACGTTCTTGATTTAGGCGAGCTTGTGAAACGCGCAATCAAATATTTGGTTGAAGGTATAATGGTTGCCATTGTTGCCTACTCCATTCCCAAACAACGTCTGAAACTGGAAGAAGTGGGTCTGATTGCATTGTCTGCTGCTGCAACGTTTGCAATTTTAGATGTCTATGTTCCCAGCCTTGCCGTTTCTGCTCGGTCCGGTGCCGGCTTCGGAATTGGAGCCAACCTTGTTGGATTCCCTAGGTAAATAAATAATTTTAATTTTTCAAAAATAAATATAAATTTTAGTGTATTCATATTTATTTTAAAAATGAATACAATAATATATTTATAAAAACCTAAAGATAAAAAGATATGTTATGTATCTTCCATGTCATTGAATCATAACGACGATAACGATAACAATAATATTTCTGATTATACAAATCATGACCATGAGTATTTGCGTAATAAAAAAAAACAAGTCAACATTATTAAATATACAGTTGAAATTGCAGATGGATTTTTTTCAGGTTTTAAAAGAATAATAGAAATGGACATTGGAATATTTGATTGCATTTTAAATTCAAAAGAAGTATTCAAAATATTAAATAACTATATATGCAATCACATGTATTTCAAGTTGCTATTTTTTTTAAGTCAAGAGAAATTAAGTTCTCAAATGTGCGAATTGAACAATATAAAAAATAAAATGTCAATTGATGAATCTTTTTGTAATTCTGACAGTATTGAATTTATTAATACTAAAAAATTATTAATTTACATAAAAAAAGATTAAACTTTTATTTATTTTTATTTTGTTTATGTTTTGGTTTGT